GAGCTATGTTGCCTGCTCCAGTCCCTGAAGGATTGGCAGGACTAGGCGTACCCTCTTGCCCTTGCGATGCTTCAGCTTGCATTTCGCCCTGCACCTGTTGCATTAAAATAGCCTGAATAGCGGCTTCTCTTGGATCGTTGACAATCTTGTCTTCATCCAAATCCAAAGATGCCGCAATCTCCCGCAAGATATAGTCGAACTTAATCATTGGAGCTAACGCAGGGTTTGCGCCCATTTGCATAACTTGCATTAGACGCTGAGAGCGAACTTCATTTCTCATGAGAGACTCTGTTCCTCTTGCAATAACTGCTAGGTCACCTTTAGCTCTCTTGTCGTAATCAAACTGCATATTAAACGCGAACATAGCTTTACCTAGTGGAGATAACAGGTAATCGTCAATGTTCTTTACAACTGTTTTAATATTTTGAGCCGCCGCGCCCATCAACATAGAAATACCTGATGCTGTACGGCCAACTCCGGTTACTCCCGTCTGTCCGTGAGAGAAAGACGGAATGCCAGTAGATTCGTCAGCAAGTTGGCGAGCTTTGTCGAATAACATCATATTCTCACTAGAAACATTCTGGTATTTTGTAGAGAATAATGCTTGACCGGGCGCACCCCCTTGCCGACGAAACACTTTGCCCGGATAGACAGATAGATCCTGCCCCGGTACTAATTGAGTTTCATCTACTTCAAAGATAAGGTTTCCAGATAGCATGGCGTTGTCCACTGCCATCCGCATGAAACCATTCATTAACATTTGAGTATCTTCCATGTTCTCGCCAACGCCTACCCCAAAGAAAGAGTAAGGGTTTAATTCATACGGCACTGCATGGAATGGAATGCGTGTAGGTTTAAATGGGTTAAGTACTAAACGAAGAATATTGTCTCCGCAGATCCAAGCGTTGATTTGAATTTGATCAAACTTCTTTAGTTCTTTAGTCAGTTTAACGCCTGCGTCTTCTGCAAGCTCTCTATCGACAACGCCCCAGTACTCTAGAACTTCCCAACGGTTAATGTTGCTACGATAGTCCGTGTCATCAATGATGTCTTCCCAATACTCGTTGCGATAGTTAGGACCTTGTTCAGCCGCACGTTCAATTGCGGAGTCTCGGAAGAACGGACGATTTTTCAATTCTCTAAGATCAGACTTGGACATTCTATGGCGATAGATAACGTACTCAGAGTCAGCCATATTATGAGCATCTGAGTCTGGATAAAAGTTCCAAATTGAGACGGCTTCCATACGAGGCATAGTTCTCATGATTGGTTCGTAGTTCCCTTCGTCGTCCCAATTTGGATACTCAACATCGTGCGCAAATGGTCCTTTGATAATACCTGTACCAAACAGTGCCATTTCAAACGCCGCAAAACGAAGATGCTTACTAGCATCAGATTCTTCTAGTTGATCATGGATTTTCTTTTCCATGAATCGAGCCGCTTCTTTAGCAGGTTCATATACCGCCGCCGTAGGAGTATGGCCCGGGCCGTCTTTAACTTCTTCTTCAACTAATTCTAATTCCTTGATGGGTCCTAACTGAGACGCAGTAGTCGCCCCCTCTGGGACTTCTCTGCCATCACCAGAGTAACCTACATTAAATTCTTCGTAGATTTCTTTTAGTGGATCAGGGATTGCCGCGTCAACGTGGACAGTTTCTTGAATACCTTCAGGAATCTTGGTTGGCTCAACTCCAACTGGAAATTTATTACCGGCAAACAAAACATCGGTAATTTGGCTGTAAGCGGCAAGGACTTTTGTTTTTGTAATTTTAATGAAGATTTGAGAACGCTCAGTTTCGGTAAACTGTGTCGTGTCATCGTAAACGCCCCTATAGTTTTTATATGCCCTTAACCAACGTTCTTCGTCAGTCAGTCTTTTATCTTTAGAGCGAGTAAATTTGTCTCGAATAATTCCTACAAAACCAGAATACTCATAATCATCCTGTACGTCTTTTGCATCTTCAAGAACAACGGACTCGTCGTTATCAAATTCTGGTTTATCTACAATTGCCATTTATACACCTATCAGTATCCAAATACTTTATCAAATGGTTGCCACTCTGTTTTACTCAGATCCTCTCCAAAATCAAATAAACTTTTAGATCTTGGTCGGGACATTATCCCGTAACGCAATGCGTCGTATGTGTGGTCACTCGCAAAACGAGGGTCAATATCATCTGTACCTTTTTTATCAGACGGAATAACTTGTAAGTCAGAGATGGTCTGTCTACACGTATCAAAGAAGACAATTCCTGCTTGATCAATCTCTTCATCAAACTTCAACAGTTCATGCAGTCTGTTCTTACCTGCGACACGAGAACCTGATGTCCTGTCAGATGGCCTCCATCGACAGCCTTCAGCTATCATCTCTTCTGCAATCGAAGGACCTGTATGGCCCCGCTTGTGCCATGTCGAACTGTCCAGTACTCCATAGCTGATTTTATCGCCTGCTTCGGCTTCTAAAACCAATCGAGCTAATTCACGAGCGGTTTTCTTACTGACGTAAAGCTCTCTGTAAACAATCAATGTTTCATAAGCAGGATCAATGGCAAACCATAAAACCGCTGAATATGTAGAGTAACCAAAGTCGCAACTTCTAAATTTGCGCCAAGTATTTGGAATATCAAATGGCTCGACAACATGAGTATTGAGAGTAAACTCTGGGAATGCCGCTCCATCAGCAATCATCCAGTCGCCTTCCAATAACTGCCTACGTTGTTGCTCGGGCAGAGATAGAAGGTTTGCTTCATAAGCACCCTCATCGTAAAGATAAGGATTGTCTTTTAGTGTCGCAGGTATAAATCGCCTAAAGAATAACGCCTCACCTGCTTTAGCATGACTTTCTGGGTAAACTAAAGGTTCTCCAGTTTCAAGGTCAGTGGCGCAAAACTTTTTATTTGCAGGAGAAGGGTCGATAAACATCTTCTTGACCCATCCATGCCCCGGGCCTCCCGGGTTAGTGGTAGCTCGCATACAGAGGGGAAGACTTGGGTCTGTAGTACGCAGACGAGAACGCATATAATCCCAAGCATACGGCGTGGGGTTTTGCGTAAGCTCGTCAAAGCCAATCCAGTTAAACGCTTGTCCTTGGTAGCGAAGTACATCCTCATCCCTATCTAGGTATGTTAGCCAGAGCCTTGCACCTGATGGGAAGTTCCATTGCGACTTCCGCTCAGACCACTTGGCCCCTTTATAGACTTGAGGATATAACTCTTGTGTCTTCCAGATTAATTCACGTAGTTCGTCATTTGTCCTACGTAAAAGAATCCCATTAAAATTCTTGTTACCGAAATACCGAACAGGGTCAGCAATCAATGCATATGATTTCCCACCACCTGCGGCACCGCCGTATAAAACCTCTCTTTCCGTTGAAGAAAGAAATTCAGTTTGCGGACCCGGATTAGGTTTAAAAATAACAGGGGCTTCATCTTTCTTACCTCGATGTACAGCCCCTCCAATAACCTCAACTTCTTGGTCTTTTAGATCCGCTAACTTTTCTTTTTCTTCTTTCTGTTCGACTAACTGATCGTATTCTTTTTTGAGGTTAGTCATTTGTCGCTTTAGTTGAGACCTTTTTTGAGCCTCTTCGCGCTTCTTTTTATCTTTGTAATCTTTACTTTGAATGTTGTTTCTGCTAGCACCGTGAGCTTGCGCTCTATAAGTTTTCCAATCTGGATACATGTCACATACCAGATTAAAAAGCCGACGACACGACTCATACGAAAACGCAAATCCACATTTCTCTGTTACGTATTCTCCGACTTGCCTGAACGATGCGCCTTCTTTCATCGCACCAATCCCAACCAAAATATGTGGAAGTAATTCTTTATTTAGGCGGTAGACCGTACTCCCTTTAACAGAAGAAGGATCTTTATCGTAGATTACCTTGAAGGGCGGTCTACCAGATCCTTTAGCTTCATATGTATCGGGGAATAACGCTTCGGTAATCCGTAGCTGTTCTTCGTCAGTCAGATGACTCATCGTTCTTCTTAGGAGGTAAAATGAACAAACCACCAGTGTCTGTTGTTACCTCAACTTTTTCTTTCTTGACTACGCCTACACGGTCAAGTACTTGGGTAGCCGCCGCAATCGCGTTTCTAGCTCCCATTGCAGTAGGCTCATCCAACACGCCTACCAAACCAAACGCCGCTTGGGCTGAGTGGGTTGCTAAAATCATATTGGCTAGCTCGACCATTTCATCTTGTAAAGGGCCTACTAACTCTTTTTGATGAGTCGTCTCAGCATAGCCTGCTTCCCGCATTGCATGGCGGATATTGCCCTGAGCAGTCGTGCCTAGAGCCTCCAAGAATGCAAGTTGCTTCTCTGTGTATTCTTTGTCTTTTTTTAGGTAGCTCATTACCATTTGCGGCAACTCCAATAGCGGGCACTGAATTTATCTTTTGCCGTATCGCAATTGTGCCTTGCACGAAAGCTCTTACGACGCTCTGGGTTATCTTTCTTAATTTCCATATCTGGGTCACCAAAACGTACAAGCTTTATCTGGTCTCCTTTCTTTGCAAGAACAGCAAATTTCTTAGACCCTCCAGATGTTCTCTTTGGTTTGTTGTAACCGGCAAATGTTTCCCCACGGTATTTGATACGGCCAGAAGGTAAGCGTTCAACATCTTTAGTAGTTGCCATTATCTATATCTCGCAGTTTTCTTTGCAATCTTCTTGGGTTGTTTGGCGACTTGCTTGCCCGCCTTGGTAGCTTTCCGCTTGGCTTTCGTAGTAGCGGCATACTCGCTCGGAGAAAGTGCCTTGATAGCCTTCTCTGGCAAATACCGCTCGCCGGTTGCCTTTGGACCCTGCGTTGGA